GACTGCACATCAGTGAGATCCCTTACGCCGAATTGCCCGTCATTAAAGTCATGGGCAGCGCGGCCAGTAACCTGTCGATTGATGTGGTTTTGGTTGGGCGTAATTCCTTGGTCGATGCCAACGCCCTGCTCGCTAACCTAGATAAAACCCCAAAAGGTGAGCTCGAGCATCCGTGGCTCGGTGAGCTGCCTCTGGTCTTTGAAACCTATTCCCAAAAGATTGATACCAAGTTAGGTCTGGTCACGCTCTCCCTTGCCTTTGTGCGCGGTGGCGCGCTGCCTGTATTGAGCGCGGTAGTAACCTCCTCTGCCGTGGTATTCAATGCCGTCACGCAAACGGATGAGGTCATGGTCGTCTCATCCGCCGCGTTCGTGGAAGACATTGACGGCGCAAGCATCTCAGACATGGATGAGCTGCGCGCTCGCTTTACTGGTTTCGTAACTACGCTGCAAGGCATAGCGAGTAAGTTGTCCGTGCCAAGTCAAATTCTCTCTGAATTAAACCAAGAACTAAACAGCGCGCTTGTGGCTGTCTCAACCATTGCCAACGCGCCGATGCAGTTCGCCGAGCAGCTCAGTAAGACGGTTAAATCCGTGGCCAAGGCGGTGCGCTCAGAAAGTAAAGCCTCTCATAGCGCGACTCGCTCAAACAGCATACTGGCAAGTGAAGCGGTAGATAATGCACGCATGGCGCAAGCGTCCATGCTTGAGTTAATCGAACCTAATATCCCTAGCGCGCATTTCAATGTGCAGCTGGTCGTTGCGGCCGTGTTGATGAGTAAAGACATTGCAGAGCTTACGCAGCGCGATGGCTTTGATGTCGTGCAATCAAGCACGCAGCCTCTCTTTATCCTTAATGATTTGAAGCGCATCACCACTGAAATGGAAGCGCGTATCGGAGACGCAACTCGCGTCTCCACCCTTGAGAGTCTGTCGCTATTCAATGCGCTAGTGGTACTAAAAGATGGCATTAGTGCGCAAATTGGTAAAGTAACCAAGGGAAGCGTACCAACACAGTATCAAACGTTACCACGACCAGTACCGGCTCTCGCTCTTGCGTACCAATATCATTCAAATGCGGAGTTGGTCGTGGTATTAAATTCAACTCAGCATCCGCTGTTCTTGCGTAATGCTGTCGCGATGGCGGTGAGTCCATGAGCCAATTGTCTTTGTTTATTAACGGTCAGGGTGTGCCCTTTTTAAGTGCTGAGATTAACTTTGCTATTGAGCAACTCGCGCACACCTTTACCTGCAGCATTGTGCCTATGGTGGTAACTAAACCCCTGCCTGTTGAGTTTACGCTCGATGGCAAGCGTATCTTCATCGGTACCATTGATACCGTGGGCACAAACACCGCAAGCAGTGAGTTTTCCATGAGTCTGTCTGGTCGCTCATTGAGTGCCAACATGATCGATTCTAAGATCACAATGAATGCCGAGTATGACCAAACGTTGGACTCGCTGATTGGCAGTATTGCTAGTGAGTTTGGTTTAACCGTGATCTCACTTGTCGATACCTCTGCGCTTGCTGTAATTGAAGATTTTCAAATTAACGCTGAATCCCCTGTTGATAATTTTGCGCAATTAGCCAAAGAGCAAGGCGTGATACTGATTGAACGCAATGGCGTTCTTACCTTAGAAAATCCTGCGCACGCGCCACTTCAAGGCATTCGCCTCGAGGTAGGTAAGAACATTGAATCTCTGTCGATTGCTCGCAACTTCACTAAACAGTTTTATCACATTGAAGTGCAAGGTCAGTGGAATGATGCGCACGCGGTTGTGACCTATGCTCCTGCGAATACGCAGCGCAAAACAGTGATTGTGTCCGACCAATTGCAAAGTGCGGCCTCTTGCCTGTCTCGCGCAGAGTACGAGCGTGACTTGGCTATCGCCCAAGGCGTTACCGTCTCCACATCGATACCCGATTTATTTTATGAACTCACAGGAAGTGCCATTAATCGCACCGTTCCAGTGGTTGATGTTCATCAGGGATTCAATGAAATGATGCTAATTAAATCATTGACGCTGTCGGTCAGTGATTCTGGCGCAAGCACCAGTGTTGAGCTGTTTAGACCCTTTGAGGAGCAAGCCGATGTTTAATCGAGTAATGAGCCGTATTAAGAACCTTTTTGCTATTGGTGAAGTAACCGGTGTTGATACTAACGTTCTGCAGATAAAAACCTCAACAGGCCGAACAAATGATCGCATTAAGCGATTGCATAACTACGGTTTTATGAGTCACCCCAAGGTGGGGGCGCGTTCATACTTATTATTTCTGGGGGGTGTTCGCAGTCGCGGCGTGTCGTTCTGTGTTGAAGACGAACGCCATGAAATGGAACTAGAACCAGGAGAGGTTGCCATGCTTGATGACAAAGGCAATCTAGTGCATTTCACAAAGAATGGGATCGTCATTAAAACCAGTGAGAAAGTTGAAGTGAATGCAGAGAAGGATGTCAGCGTGACCGCAGGCGGTGACATTATAGCGGATGCTGAAAAAATTAAGTTAAATGGCGGCACCGGTGTTCTTACCTGCGAAAGCACTTGTCATTTCACAGGTGGCCCACATGCGGATGGCTCAAGTGTTGTCTTTGCGGGGAAAGCCTAATGCCATTAGATAAAGGCGCACTCAAAGCCAAAATAATTAAAGAGATGAACGGCCAAGGTATCGTAACCGAAGGTGAATTTGCCAAAGCCGCCAATTTAGCCGAAGCCATTGCCAATGCCGTTGTGGATGAGATCATGATGAATGCAATGGTCGTCATTGATAAAGGCAGCTCTGCAGGGAGTTATAAAGTCTTATGAGCCATTTTAATTTATCCGCATTAACCGCTCCATTAACTAGTGTTGATGGGTTGACTCATGCTGTATTGCAAAGCGTATTGAATCATTCAGCGTCAACGCAGAATGACCGTGCGCGCATGAAAAATGATGAGCGTGGCGGATGTTGGAGCGACGACTTTGTGCGTGGCGTTGGCTCACGCGATTGGACGCTTGCTCGCGAAAAAAATACGCCACAAACCCTTATCCGAACGCAACGCTTTTATGAAGATGCACTGGCGTGGTTAGTTGATGATGGTCATGTCCGCTCTGTGCGTGTGGATGCGGTTTCGCTCACAAGTACTACCATAGGCCGAAAGATCATCATTATCACCAATGACGGTGAATTATTAAAGGTGCCGTTATGAGTACGCAGCGCAGTCTTGCCTCTTTAGTTGAGCGAGCAAAATCAACACTTGTTTCTAAAATCGGCCAAAACAACCCTGCGATAGATGCCATCGCTTGTGCGATTGCGGGGGTGAGTTATGGTCAGTATGGCTATCAAGATCAACTCTTTCGAGAGTTATCCCCTGAAACCGCTTCAGAGGCGTGGCTGTATCTTCACGCTAAACGTCACGATGTCGAGCGACTATTACCAAGTTTTGCTCGCGGATTGGTTCGATTTGAACAACTTGCTGATGTTGTTCTCATATCTAAAGGAACCATTATTGTTGGCTCGCTTGGGTGTGAGTTTATTACAACAAAAGCACAATACAGCAATACCGATGTTGAGGTAGTCGCTCTCAGCTCTGGTATCTCAAGCAATCTATCAAATGGCGCAATGCTTGCCCTATCCAAAGCCATTAGCGGCATAAACCCTGATAAGGTGCTCTGTCTTGGTATTAGTGGCGGTGCGGACATTGAAGATATTGAACACTGGCGTCAACGTATCTGTACTGCATTCAACAAAGGCGTTCTTGTTGGTCGTCGAAGTGATTATGAGGCATGGGCGCTATCTGCTCATGCTGATGTGGATTATGCATGGGCGTTAGATAACACGCCAGAGCGCGGCATGGTTCAAGTGTTTATTGGGGCGCGTGAAAAGAATCCCGCACTACCACAAGCGGTCATTAATACCGTGCAAGCGTACATTGAAAGCGTTCGTCTTGCGGGGTGTCATCCTATCATTAGTTTGCCAACGCCTAAGTCCATTAATATTGAAATTCAAAACGTGCAAGATGACAACATTAGAGCAAGCATTACCCTTGCTCTAGAAGAGTTATTTGAAAATAAAATGGGCAAGCGTGATGAGTCAGTTATGCCACCAAAACCAGTCTCAATCTCCCCAACAGAGATAGTGATTGCCATTGCGCCTATCACAAGTAACTACCTCGTAAAGCAGCCCACAGAAGAGCAATTCATTACCAATAGCGAAGTGCATACCCTTGGAGAAATAACGTGGACACCTCTGACTTAATTATTGAATACACTGACGATGATTTTGCTCATGCCATTCGTCAACTCTTACCCAAAGGAAAGTACTGGCAAGAGG